GTGAGAGCGTTCGTGAAGCCAAAGGCTGGAAGTCACTTACTGAGCGCGCTATCGGTGCATGGCTGGAAAAAACCGAACAAAAAAGAGTGTGGATGCTTGCTCGTGATGGTAAAGAAGTATACATGAAGCACTTTGGCCACACAGTATCACGTGACCGTGTACAATGGTTCCCGAATGCGTGGTGGGCTATCGATGGTACAAAGCTCGACTTAGTACACTTTGCCAACAACAAACAAAAGATGGCAGCCGAATTGAAAATAAACGTTGTTTTTGACGTGTACAGCGAAAAAATCATTGGATGGGATATTGCATACAGCGAAAACCATACATCGCACTTTAGAGCTATTAAAATGGCTGTTAACGAATCAGGTTGCCGTCCGTTCCTGTTCACTTATGATAAGCAATCAGGACACACCTCAGGACGCATGCAGGATTTATACGATAAGTTACCAGCTAAAGGCGGAACGCACTACAGCCACAAGGTTGGGCGAAAATCATCGCCAGCAGAACAGATATTTAACAGACTGCAACAACAGGTTATTTCTAAAATGTGGTTCTCGGACAAACAAGGTATCAAGGTTAGAAATACTACCAACAAACCGAACACCGATTTCATTGTCGAGTACAAAACAGCATTGCCAACAGTTGACGAATTCAATAAAATCTTTACTGCATTAGTCAATAAATGGAATGCAGGCAAGCAAGAAGATTGGGAGTACAACAGAATCGAAATGTACAACCAAGAAACCGAACACCGCGAAGAAATTAGCATCATGGATCAGCTTTCTATGTTTTGGATTGATGAAACGACACCTAAAAAATATTACGCGCACGGATTGCCACTTACTGTTGCAGGTCAAGACTATCTATACGAAGTATATGACGAAACCAACAATGTTGATTTAGAGTTTCGTAAAAAATGGGTTCAGGAAAAATTGATTGTGCGATATGATCCAGAGCGTCTGAATGAATTTGTAGGTCTCTACGAATTGACGCCATCAGGAGAAAAGAGATTTGTTGCTTATGCTCAATCGAAACGTATGCATGAGTCAATTCCTGTACTGATGAAAGAAAATTCAAAAGCATTAAGAGATCAAGACGTTGCCGTTCGTGATGCCGAATTAAAACGAGATTCAGAAGCTTATGAAAGATTGATCCAACGAACGGGGATCAGCAGGGAAAGCTTAATCGAAGAGCAAGAACTCATGATAAAGTTTCAAGGACATCTGCCCAAGGAGGAACAAATGGCAACCGATTCAAGTGGCTTTCACTCCCGATTTTCGAAGTATTAAAACCATTTAAGAACTATTTAAAAACTGTTTAAACCCTTATTAAATCTATAAAAATGACACACCAAGACAAAATACAAACCGTAGAAGCATTAGAAAAATTCATAGTACAAAAAGGTTCTCAAAATCAAGTTGCTGCAGGAATGCCAGGAGTATCACCAGCAACATTATCCCAAATGAAAAACCATAAGTGGGAACTCATTGCTGATGATATGTGGCGAAAAGTTGCAAAGTATGTAGGCGTAACTGCTAGCGGTTGGAACTTTGCTGAAACCCGCAATTCTAATGAGTTAATGCTTTTTTTCAACGATAGCCAGCAATTTTCTTTAGTGATGGCCATAACAGGCAAAGCAGGTTCTGGAAAGTCTGAAACGGCTAAAAAATACGAATCCGAAAACAAAAATGCCTTTTTGCTATCCTGCAATGAATATTGGGACAAACGCTGGTTTCTTCGTGAATTATTGGCAAAAATGGGTAGAGATCACTCAGGTTTGACACTTCCAGAAATGATGCACAAAGCGGTTTTGCTTTTAAAATCATTAGAATCACCAATTATAATCTTGGATGAATCGGATAAGCTGGCCGATAACGTACTGCTGTTTTTCATAACCCTATACAACGAACTTGAGAATCATTGCGGAATAGTTCTAATGGCTACTCAATATCTCGAAAGAAGAATTAAACGAGGCGTTGCAATGGACAAAAAAGGCTACAGAGAAATTTACAGCCGTGTTGGTCTTCGCTTTATTGAATTAGAAAGCACGAGCTACAGTGATGTCGAAAAGATATGCTTAGCAAATGGAATTGAAGACCGTGACATTATCAGAACCATATCCAGAGACTGTGACGGTGATGTTCGAAGAGTGCGAAGATTGATTTTTTCAAATAAAAGAGCATCGTAATGGAGTCTCGAAATCATCCCTTAATTGAAGGTCTCACAGTCAACGAGGACGGCTCTGAAATCTACTTTAATGGCACATTGCTCCCAATTAGTGTAAACGATAAAACCCGCAAAAACCCAACGCTAAAAGTACAATTCAACAACCGAAAACACTCAGTAGCTAAATTGGTTTGCGAGACATGGAACGGACTTCGGGAACACACAGGTTTGTTTGCTTCAAAAATAGGCAGCCTTTCAAATTATCACTACTCCAATTTGGAGTGGAAAGAAAGTCCAAACACAGGTGTAAAAATGTTTAACCAAGTTTTGTCCAGCAAAGATGTAGAAGACATTCACAAGAGGTTAGCAAATGGAGAAAGCCATATAGCAATAGCCCAGATACATGGAGTCGATGAATCTAACATTCGAAGAATCAAGAAAAAATATGTCGCCAAAGATAAATAGAGCCTACTCAGTATCAAACGTTCTTTCAAAAAAATTCAATGAGCTAGAGTTTTCGGGTGAATGGGAAGAATCACTTGGAAAACCTGACAAAGCTTTTTCTGCTATCATTTTTGGAGATTCTGGTGACGGGAAAACCGAAGCGGCTATCAAGTTAGCAAAGTACTTGACCAATTTTGGAAAAGTGGCTTACGATTCCTTAGAACAGGGGCTTTCGGCAACCATACAGCAGGCTTTAATAAGGAATCACATGGACACCTGCGGTAATTCATTCATGTTATTGGATAGAGAACCATTTGACCAGCTGATTATAAGAATGAGTAAACCCAAATCGCCCGATTTCCTGTTTATCGATTCAGTTCAATATACAAGAATCAACAAAGCACAATACTACCAATTAAAGGAGTTGATGCTAAAAAAAGGAAAAGGTATTATTTGGATTTCACAAGCAAAAGGGAAATCACCAAAAGGAGCTTTAGCAGATGACATAAGATACGATGTTGATTTGAAATTATGGGTAGAGGGATTCAAGTTATTCCCCGATGGAAGGTTAAACGGAGGCGGTGAGCCATTCGTTATTTGGGCTCAAAGAGCTGCAAAATATTGGAAAGAAATTGTTTAAAACACAGCATCATGTACAAACCAACAACACAAGAATCGAGTGTAGATTTTTTAAGCAAAGAACTAGACTTAAGCAATACAAGATCAGACTTTATGCTAGTCCTATGGATTCATTGGACAGAAAGCGTAACAACGACATTATGGGAGTTTCAGCAAGTTCTTGCAAATCCATCCGTAAACAAATGGTTTCTAAATTTTATTGACAAACAGGAAATTGAATTTAGAACACTCGCATTAGGCTATTCTGAATTAGAGCGTCAGAGCAAAGAAATGGATCTTTTATATGTAAAGTGTCTCAGCAAGGTAATGTCCTTTTTTCCAAAGGCTCTTTTAGAGCAAGCCAAAAAAAGAGAGATAAAGGCACAAACAACCAAAGTTGCAGGCCGTAGGATAGAATTATTAATCTTCAACCAAAACTAATGGATAAAGAAAAAATAAACGAACGCATTGCCTTACTGTTTTTATCGCTGCAGTTCTGTACAGAACAATTGCCGATGTTCACCGTAGGCGAACGCATAATGATAAACCAAGAGCGGGCGCAATGGATGTACATAAAAGACTTTTCAAAAGCCCAACCCCGACCAGTCTCAGATAAAATTGAAGCCAAAATAAAAGATGTCGTTAGGCTGGTTGGAATGTACAATTATCGCCCACTTAATGAAGACCCTTTTAAAGATGAATGAATTTACAAAAGAACAAATAGAAACCGCATTAAAAGAAATTGAGAATCTGGACCACTTTACAATGTGTAGATATTGGAGGTTCGCTCCTTCTGGTACCGAAATATATTTTAGAAGTGATCTAAAAACAGGTGAAGCTTTTAAAAAAACATTATTTGAGCACTTCGGAGGCTTTACACCCGAAATAAGTAAACAATTAGGACATTAATTTAATTATACAAATCATGACAACAGAGCAAGCACCACAAGCAATCGATTTATCAAAAGCAACGCCAGAACAGCTAAAAGAAGCCTTGGCAAAATTGGAAATCAAAAAAGACCAGGACAGAGAAACTTATAAAAAATTAGTTGCCGAAACCGTGCCAAAAGCAATGTATAGCCTTTGCGCAGCTTCTGAAAATTTAAGCAATGCAAAAACCAAAACGTTCCAATTCTTTGAAGACATTTTGGGATTGAAAAACCAAGTGTACGGACTTAAAGAAAAACAGCAGTCGCACACCTTTTCGACCGATAAAGAAGAAATCACAATCGGTTACCGAATCAATGACGGATGGGATGACACCGTAACAGCTGGAATCGAAAAGGTGCAAAATTACATCTCTTCACTTGCTACCAATGACGAAACATCGGCACTTGTAAAAATCGTTTTCAACCTCCTTAAAAAAGACGCTAAAGGAAATTTGAAAGGATCAAGAGTTTTGGAACTTCAAAAATTAACAAAAGACTTCGACAGCGAAGAGTTTACCGATGGTGTGGCAATTATAGCCGATGCTTACAAGCCTGTTCGCTCTTCATGGTTTATTGAAGCTAGCATCATCAACGAAGACGGAACTAAAACAAATGTACCGTTGTCAATGTCTTCGGTAGGATTTTCAGCAGATTATAAGTTTGAGTTTTTTAGTGAAACCATTCCACAGACAGATGCAACCGAGTAGCTCAATAATTGTACTGCTGGCACTATTGCTGGCAGTGCTAAACGGAAAAGAAATAGTCGAATACATTATATGGTGTCGATTCAAAATAAGAACCATCTTAAAACAACAACAAAATGAGCGTAAGAATAGAACCAATAATAGATCACGAGTCCTACAATGTCAACGACAAGGAAGTGTACAAAGATAGTAACGGCAATTGGATACAAAGGCAGGAACTCACCTCACAGGAATTGAACGCCTTCAATAATTACAAGAAAGCAGTAATTGAAAACACTGCTTTCAAAAAACACACTAACGCCACTTACAACCCAAAAAGATAGGTTAGTTAATTTGGTTTCCCGATTAGCTCAGCGGATAGAGTGCTGGTCTGCGGTGAAGGTCACTGGTTCAAATCCAGTCAGAGTTGAAAGGCTTTGTAGCTCAGTGGTTAGAGCACCGCCAACCCAGAGGTCACAGGTTCGAATCCTGTATCGGGAGCAAAATTTTAAAACAAACGAAATGAAAGATTTTAATAAAGTAATTGCCTTAGATGAATTATCTAAAGCTATGGCTCTACCAGCAAAAGCAAAACCATCAGAATGCATTCAATCGATGTTAAATGCTCAAGATTATTTACAAGCACTACACGACAAAGCTTTTGAGCAAGGATTTGAAAAAGGATGTGAAGCAACTAAAAAAGTAGATGAACTATGACAGCAACTAAAGTAAAACCAAACGAGACCATAGGCGATAATAATCCCATCCTACTGTGGCAAGTTAACCGGATAATGAAAAACGCCCAATACCAAGAGGAAACCAAAAACGAATGGGTACAATGGGTAACCGCCGATGTTAATCGTACTAGCTTAAAGTCAATAACACAGGCACAGGCAAAAAAAATAATAATGGCTCAAGAAGGTTCAACACCAATCAATCAGCCAAAAGCTGAAAATTGGGGCGTTTTTGATAAAGACAACAGCCAGCACAAACGAATACAAGCCAATTTGCGCGCTGCTAATATAGTCGTTCAAAATGGAAAGTGGGGCGAAGTTGCAGACATGACAGGCTGGTTCGCTCGGTTTTTAAAAAGCGATAAAAGTCCAGTTAAAAAGCCTTTAAATAAAATGACACCGCAGGAAGTATCAAAAATAATCGTGGCTTTGGACGGTGTAGTAATTTGGAAAAACTCAATTTAAATAAAGTAGTATGATGACATATATTTTTACAGCAATAGGACTAACGATACTATGCGCAATTGTATTTTTTATAGGCTTTGTTTTTGGACTTAGCAAACCTCCAAAAGCCTCTAAAAAAAGAAAGAAATCACTCCCTGATATTTATTGTTTCCAATGCGAAATAGAAATGCCAGCCAAAGAGAAAAACGGCCGTCTTTACTGTACTAATTGCAAGTTAAGACATGGGAAAATATAGTATCACCGAAGTATGTCCGCACAACATAGCGGTAATCAAAGTAATAGAAACCGTGGTCACCTGTGAAACAACCGTGCTTGTTTGCACCGAATGTGGCAAAGAATTAGAACAACCTAAAACAGAATGTTAAGATGAATGATCAACTAAAAGATAAGCTATCAAAAATATATGAGCTTGTACAACGTGGCGCTACCGAAGGCGAAAAAGTTGCAGCAGAATCAGCGTTAAATAAGTTACTCAAAAAGCATAATTTGACTGAGGAATTTATCAAAACAATGCACCTGAAGCAATACTCATTTAAATATGCTACTAAGCTAGATTTAGATTTATTTATGCAGCTGTATAAATACTTTTTTGAGGGTAAGGAATTTAATGCTACTAAATCAACGCTTGGAGGTAAAACCATTTATATCTCTTTTGAATATTTAGACTGGGTCTTATTTTCAAGTGCTTATGAGTACTTTAAACGCCACATGAATTCCGAATTTAAAAAGTTCTGTGTTCCATTAATAAAAAAATGCCGTAGTGCTAAGACTCAAAACGCAAGGCGGGCGAAGCTTCAACAACTCTTTTTTAGTGAGTATGTAATGAAGTCGAAAATATACCATTCTAACCAAATCGGAAAAGTTGAGCTTTCAAAATTGAGCGAAAAAGAGAAATCAGATCGCGAAAGATTAGAGCAAATTCAAGGTGGTTCCTATGCCACTCAAGTAACAACCGGTTTATATCTTGAATAATGAAAATAAAACTAAATCTATCCGAAAAGCAGTTAAGTGCATTAGTGTTTTCATTCAATGAAATTCCAATAGCACGCCCCAAAGAACGAATTCAAAAAGTAGCAAAAAGTGTTCTGGACAAAGTCGCTTTGAAAATCAGAAAAAAACACCTCGAAATAAAGTCAGAATACAACCTATTCAATAAAGACAAAAAGTATTCAGTTTCGATGGAACTTGTAGAAGCACATTTTTTAGAACAGTTTCTAGTCGCTATGGGCAACTTTCCGATGAACGACTACGATAAGAACGCAATCCTGCAAATAGCCTCAAAATTAAACCAACAATTAGCCTAATGAGAGAAATACTAATAAGCAGTGATCCTGCAAACAAGGAACCTCCCAAAGTTTTTATAATCGAATTGGGTAGAAATTGTGGTAAAGAGCATCTAATTAGACAAATTCAGAAAAATGATGGATATATAGTTGTTGATGATATTGATGACGATATACATCAAACTCCTGAGCAAATTAAAAAATTGAGAAACAATTATTTAAAATGGATTGAATTGTATTTCCCTGCAATAGCTGATCAAAAGTATTGTAAACACCAATTTCTAATTGAAAAGCAAAATATTCGCTTAGGAGTAAAGAAAAGATACCAAAAAGCACCTAGAATTAATAAATATGTAACTATACAATATAACCTATGCATCTCGGAAAAACCCGCCCATCGAAACCCATTGATAAAACTGAAAGCATTTGGGAATACGAGGCAAGACTCAGAAAAGAAGCTCTCGAAATATCAAAAACATTCGTTCACACCAAACCAACAAAATACCTTATAAAATGAGTATAAAAAAAATCTACATCGCTGGCAAAGTAACTGGACTGCCACCACAGGAAGTAAAAGAGAAATTTGCCAAAGCTCAGGCAACAATCGAAAGCTTAGGATTTGAAGCCGTGAACCCAATTTTAGTAGTAAACAACCCGGACGAAAACTGGCATATCGCAATGGAGAAATGTTTAGTGGCTTTAGCTTGTTGCGATGCTATTTACATGCTACCTGATTTTAAAGATAGTCCAGGCGCAGACATTGAGCATAAAAAAGCCTACGCACTTGGACTTGATGTTTATTATTCACTTGAAATGATTGTATAATGGAACAACTAACAACCTACCGTGCCAATGGTAAAAAAATAGGGCTTGTATTCCTGTTTAAATACGATTTAAACGGCAATTTAAAGCTCTTTGAAATCTCCGAGGGAGAATTGAATGAGGAACAAATGAACTGGCTGTTTTCCCGTTTTCCTGCCACCGAAACTCGAATGCAAGACGTGTGGATGAAAAAAGAAAATTACACCAAAGTATTTACAGTAGAAAAATCAGTAGCCGATCTGTCCTTTGATGCACTTTGGAAATTATATGATCATAAAATCGCCAAATTCCATGCCGAAAACGCTTTTAAAAAACTAAAAGAAGAGGCAATAATCAAATGCTTTTTATCAATTCCACTTTACAAAAAGTATCTCGCTCACAGCAAAATTGCACAAGCGCACCTTGCCACCTACATAAACGGCCGATACTACGAAAACGAATATCCCGAAGCCGTAAGCACAAAGAACTTTAACCCAATGCTTGCAGAATTTGCAAAAAGTAAAACATCAAGAAAATAAACAACTATGTCAAAATTAGTATTTAAAACAAAAGCTCCGAAAAAAGGGTGCGTTCATCACGAAAGTTTTATGACACATGAATCCAAAAACAGGCATGATGCATTACCAACACATGAAATTCAAGAGCAAGCTCACAGACTTGTGGGTGATGCTTTAATGAAATTATTAATTGAGCTGGATAAGTTAGGTTACGATCAAACTAGGGTTGGCTTTTATATTCATTTTTAAAAGACTTAAATAGTGGCAAAAATAGCAATTACACCAGAAGGCGAAAAATTCATTTTAACGAATTATTTAAAATTTCCAAGTAGAGACTTAGCCAATAAATTAGCAGTAAGTAAAACGGCTGTTCTTAATTGCTTAAAAAGAAACAATCTGATCGTTCCTGCGGAACTTATAATAGAATGGCGAAAAAGAAAATTAATTTCAAAACCCTATACTGATGCAGAAAAGCAATATATAATAGAGAACATCAGTAATCAATCTATTAAGCAATTAGCTTCTAACCTCAAAAGGTGTAATGCAAAAATAAGACCCATTATTTCAGCGCTTGGTTTAGATCATATTATTGAGCAAAAAAAGCTAGCCTCCAGAATACAACTGGGTACAATTCCCGCAAACAAAGGCAAGAAAATGCACGAATATATGAATGCCGAACAAATCGCTATTTTCAAATCAAATCAATACAAGACAGGAAGTATACCGCATAATGCCTTAGCAGATGGTACCGAGGTGAAACGGTTCGATAAGTCGGGTAAAATATATACACTAATAAAAGTACCAGGACACCGAAAATTAGTTTTAAAGCATCGCCATTTATGGGAGACATTTCATAATAAAAAAATTCCACATCGGCACAAGATTACTTTTAAAGATGGTGACACTAGTAACTTTAATATTGACAATCTTGAATGTATCTCTTATGAAGCTCAGATGATACAAAACTCTATACATCAATATCCCGAAGATTTAAAAGAAATTCTGCACCTGAAAGGTGCAATAACAAGACAAATAAATAAAACTAAAAAACATGACACTAGACCAGAAAAACAGACTAAATAAGGCAATTGGAACTCCATTTAATTATAAAGGCAAAAACATTAAAATCGACAAATTTAAAGAAGTTGGTACAAATGTAGTTGTATTCGTTGACGAAAGGCCTTTTAATAATTTGCTAGAAAGTGAGGTAGAAGACTTCTTAGAAAATCTTCGGCCTCCATTAGAGAAAGAATTAACTCCAACTCAAGTTGCGGTACCAGAAAATAAATTAAGGGTGTTTGAACCAACCAAAGAAAATGAAGTGGTCAAAAAAACTTTGTTGGAAACTCTGGAAAAAGTTAAAAATGACAAAGATTATATACCACAAGCTCAGGCAGTATGTGAAGTTGTAAGCCAAATTGTATCTGTCCAAAAGACTGAAATACAAATGCTAGGTATAATTAATAAATACAAATAGCCATGCCCACGCTAACGAAAGTATTAACAGTCACAGTTACACCAGAGCAATTTCTTGAAAATTGCTCTGACATTGAACTCAAAGAATTGGATTTACTAATTCAGTCACCACGGTATGCTAACCGTATTAATATTAGCGACAAACAAATAGGTTTTAATCAAGATAAAAAACAGGAAAACAATGATAGATAAAAACATGGCAGAACTAGAGAGAGATGCCCAAGAATACCAAAAAGTTGCCAAGTCACGAAAATTGAAATGGCAAAAGCAAAGAAATAAGATGACTCACTTAACTCCTAAAAAGAAAAAGAGAAAATGATACTAGGATTCAGCACACAATTAAACGGCAAGCCTACCTATTTTGTTGAAAAGATACATAAAGGATTTAGATTAATGGAATTAATAATGAAAGCAGGTATTGATCCAAGCATTCATTACCCACCAAACTATGCTTATGTTGCAAAGGATAAACTGGCACATAAAATTCACACCATCCGAGAAGACAAAACCAACCGTTGGAAAGCAGGAATGATAATTGATTTTTTTATCAATGTCCGGACTAAAAAAATGTTTCGGTTTGCTCCAAAAATACCAGTTGTCAGAGTCCAAAGAGTATTTATGACGTATGCTTGGGCTGACATAATAGAAATATCAATCAATGGGAGGCAACTACACGAACAGTCTGAAATTTTAGAATTTGTACACAACGATGGTTTTGATAATTGGGAGGACTTTTTTAATTATTTCTATCCTAAGATTATGAAATCAGAAAATGAGGAATACCATGCAAAATTAATTCACTGGACAGATTTAAAATATTAGAAAAATGGAAATATTTAATTTAGAACAACAGTTTCAGTTTTATTTACAAACAGTAAAGCTCGACCCAAAGAGTATGTCGGAAACACAATTGCAAGAAACCAAAAGAGCATTTTATGCAGGCCTTGCCCAAATGTGGAAAATCATTATCAACATAGGAAAAATTGAAGACCAAAGATGCGATGCTATTTGTAACGATATCGAAGATCAGATTGCTCTTTTTTGGCTTGATGAAACAATAACTACGGAAACCCGTAAAAAACAATAAAATTAACTTAATACCTTTGGAAATCATGCACGAAATATTACAAGAATATGACAACAAAATTGCCGAAATTGATAGACGTACAAATCGAGCAATTCGTATAGGATTTATTGCCTGTGGCACGTTTATTGCAATAGTTATTTACTTAGGATGGTTTTATTAAATCTGACTAGCAACAGAATTGAAAAAAAGAATAGACTTTTATTGTGAGTAAGATTTTTTATATATTTGCATATACCCCTTCAACAGTATGTCGCAAACTAAATTATCCAAACAAGATCGTCTTGAAAAAAGAAACGAACGCATTCGCGAACGTTACACCTTTTTCACATCTCAAAAGAAATGGGCTACTAATTATACCTTGCAACAATTGGCAGATGAGTTTCTTCCTTTAACAGAAGATACGATCTGGCTTATAGTCTCTCAAACTGGTTTTTACAAAACAAAATAACATGAAGAAATTACTATTATTACTTTTGCTTTCGGTTGCTACTCAGGCACAAACAAGTTATAAAGAAGTTGACATTCAAGCAGTAGCGGGTAATGATTATGAAACGTTATTGACGAATACTGAAGCTACTAATGGCGATGCTAGCATTCAAATTTATTTGAAACATAATGGTTATATTGATGATGGTGAATATAATATGAAAAATCATAAAACACTAAATATTCCCAATGTTTCAAATTTGTCGCGATATAAAAAGCAAACTCTTACAGGAATAGAAAAGCAATCCTATGTTTGGGTAAAGCTGAACTTTAAGAAAGTACCTCAATATAGTCAACCAATGACTACCAAAGTAGAAATATACGGAGATAGAATAGCAGTAATACAATTTTATTGCAACTTTTGGAGCCGTCAGCTTAACTTTAATGATGTTAAGCCGGGCGAAGTTGTTTCTACTCGTTTTCTATCCGATGTAGCTACTTTGAGTTTTCCAGATGCCAACACGGCAAAAATAACAGTTGTAACGGCAAAGGATAGATAATCTAATCCATTGAAATAATAAAATCAGGAGTTTCGGGCGTATTAGCTGGAAACTCCTGTTTGTTTTTATACTCTACATTAAGTGCTGGATCTACTAGCACATAATTCTTAATTTCATTGGCGCTGTTATCAATCAAAGTAGTTTGATATTCCATAATAGTAACAATAACGTTACCGTGATCTTCATCATCTTCATCTGTTTTCCTATCTAAGTTTGAAAAGTAGGTACCACTCAAACCCTGCAATGCCTCATGTACTTTTTCATTAAATTCAAAAAATCTAATGCGAGATCCTGGTTGACTGATCCTTCATAACTATCAGCATAATTCTCTACTACAATTCTAAACTTTATAAGTCCTTCACCTTTTTGACTGCCATTAACCATAGATTGCCATTCGAAACGCCCGAAGCTAATAAACACGGCAGGACGCGGAAAAGTAAAGATACCAGGAGTATCTAACTGCCCTCTATATTTGTCGACAAATTCAATGGTTTCGATTTGTTCTTTTAGAACTTTCCCGCGTGGATTTCTTTCTTCTCTCGGCGGAATTCCCGCTTCCGGTCTGAACTTTTCCACCGTAAACGGAGGCCTTTTAGATTCCATTATCTTTTGTGCTTCCTCGTCCGAAAATACTTGGTACACCTTTGCCCTTTTACCCAAATTCCACCACCTTTTGAAGCTTGCGGAATCGCTTTTTGAAACAATCAACCAGATCAGTACGATACTGCAAATTTGGAATTTTAAGTTTCTCACAGATTTTATACGGGTCTTCAAAGGCATCCTCAATAGTTTTTCCATAGCCGGTAACCAGTCCTATGATTCCATATGCCCCACAAGAAAACAACTCATCGTTGATTTCTTGTATATTCATCGGATAAAATCTGTCTTTGTCTTTCCCACG